ACTATCTATCATTTTATCTCTTGCTTCTAACCATATTTTTTTAGCGTTTTCTTTTTTTTCTTCATCCAATTCTAAAAATGCTTGCATACCAGATTGATTTTTTCCCCAATGAACAGGAAAAACAGGATCATTAATAATTTGTTCTAAAAACTTTTTTGTTGGAATAGCACGACTACTAGCAGCATTTCTAGATAACATTCTGTGCGTATTAAATTCAGACAATATAAATCTAGGAAAAATACAAACAAAACTTGTTATTCTTTGATTGGACGGGCTTATTGAATCGGCTACTATTTCAGCAGAAATCATTGTTTTTCCTTTATTAAAAAAGCTTCAGTTGGTAATACTACTGGCCTTTCCCTTGTTTCGTTTTGGTTTGATATTCTTTTCAAAGATTGTTCAAAGGAAATTAATATATTTTCTGTCATTCTTTTATTGTTTGTTAATATTCCATACTCTGCTAAAGCATGAACTATAACTGGCTTTAAAGCCCCAACACTTAATAAAGCAAAAAAGTCGCCAGTTCTTTTTATTAAATCAAGCTCGTCCTTATTATTTTCTAGTGTTTCTAGGTTAACTTTACAGTAAACATCTTCTTTGTCTAAGAAAAAAGTTATAGAAGATAAATCAGACATTTATTTTTCTCCTCATACAATTTCCTTCACAAAAAAATCCGTTCTTTTCATAAAAAGAAATCATATTTGATTCACAATGTAAACACAATTCATGGCACATGTTATCTTTTGCAAAATTATAACAATGTTCTAATAGTTCATAAGATATATTTTGTCCTCTGTATTTTTTTTGAACACAAAGATTTGTAATATAGCAACTATTTTTATTTTTTTTAGAAAATAAATCTATAGTTATAGTTCCAGCTACTATGTTATTAATATAAAAACAAAATATTTTGCTGTTCTTTTTCAACAAATATTGAACAAATCTTTCTAGTTCTATTTTAGCTATAAAAAATACACCTATTTCTTTAAGGCAATCAGAATAGCCATTGTATATATCATTTAATGACAATTCTTTAATTTCCATAAATATAATCCGTTATTAACGAAGCTGTTTTTTCCCATGTTAATTTTTTCATTTCATCGTATGCCTTTTTATTAAAATTATTTTTAAGGTTTTTCACCTTGATCATTTTACTTGCAAATTGATTTATAAAATTGTCATCAAGATTTGGCCAATATCCTTGACCAAAAAACCATTTATTATCATATGCTTTTACTAATTTATCTACATTTACCAATTCACATATTTCATTGTTTATAAATTCTTTATGAGCAGTAGCATTTGTAGCTATACAATTTTTTCCCATAGAAAGCATTTCTGCTAATTCCATATTCCATCCTTCAGCCCTAGCAGGAAAAACACCACAATCTGCATATGACATCAATTCAAATAATTCTTGTTGTGTTTTAAATCTATGGCTAATCTTTATTCTTTTGTCAGAAGAATAATAGCTTTCCCAATTATTTCTTTCTTCTTCGTTTAAAAACGGATTGTCACAATGCATTATAAGTTCAACATCATTGTCAGATGGGAATGCCTTTTGAAAAGCTTTTATTAAAATGTCATGACCTTTTCTTATTTCCCATTTACCAACATTTAAAAATGTAAATTTGTTTTTGTTTAATGCTTGCTTTGGTTTATCAAAAATAGAATGATCAACACCAAACGGAGTTTTAAATATTTTTGTTTTAACACCAGAGTTTATAGCTATATCAACAGCCCATTGAGTTGGCAAAAAAATTATATCCATACAATTCATTTGATGAACTTCATGTTTTTGTAGTGGCTCTAATTCAAATATTGGTAATGCAGTTCTAATTCCTTTAGATGGATGCATAGATAAATCATTTTGATGCCAAATTTTTAAACTTGAAGCATCTTTATCATAAAAATCAGACTTTTTATTTAAATCTTCAAAAAATTGATAATCATTTATAGATTTGTCTATTTGTCCTATTGGCCATAAAAAAACATCGAGCTTTTTAGCAATTTCTTTAACTATGTTCGTAGATACTATTCCATATCCAAGTTGGTTAACTGGACATACTATATTAATCTTTTTCATTCGTCTTCTTTTCTAGCAAAACAACCCCAGACATTTCCATTTCAATAAGTCTAGCAGCTTTTTTTTCTGCTCTTTGCCATTTATCTTCTTCATAGGTCATTATTAAAGACCTTTTCTTTTTGTCTGGGAGAATGCCCCATATTTCATAGTATACGGACATAGCAGACTCCTATATTGAGACTGCTATTAAATACACTTTTTTTTATGACAATGTTTTAATGAACTTCTCTAACTTTATGCCAAAAATTTCTTTTAGATAACCTTTTTGACACAAATTGAATATACAAGAGTCTAACTCTTTTGATCCAAAACGACCAATTGATTCAGATGGTTTTTGCTTAAAGTATAAATTTAACTTTTCTTGTATTTCATTTTTAGTTAATAGGCAATCGTCTGGAAGTATTTGATATAAAATGCTTTCGATTGATGTATCAAACTTTTGACCAGTTCTACCATTTCTTTTTGCATAATGTGTCTTCATAACATTGCCTCCGTTATGAAGTCATTATAGAAATTTTAAGATGGTTTGTCTATTTCGGTGTTTTGTTTTTTTCTTAAAAAATCAAACTTTGCTTTGTTTAAATCTGTTATAAACTCATATAAATCACTTATGTTTAATTTATAAGAATGTTTATTTATAAACAAAGTAATGTCATTATTTTCTTCTGCTGTTTTTACTTTAAAATTAAACATTACCATTCTCTAGGACTTGGTGAATTTTCCCATTGAAAATCATGAATTGTTTTACCAAAAAGATGAGCTATTTCATGTTGTATTAAAGCCGATTCAAAAAGATTTGTTTTGTTTATATCCATGTTTTCAAGTTGACCAAAAAACATTTCTTCTTTTGAATAATCAGATTTTACTTTTATCCAATCATGTCTAAAAACGGTGAGTCTTTGATCTGGAAAACTTAAACACTCTTCTTCATGAGCAAACTTTGATTTTGAAAAATCTGTAATTACTGGATTTATCAAAATTAGCGGTTTATTTTTTATTAAAACAACTACTACAGAAGCATTAATTCCAAGCTGATTAGCAGCTATTCCAGCTGCTTTATTCTTATTTTTTTTATTAAAATCTTGTATAAAAACAACAAGTCTTCTTGCTATTTTTCTACCTTCTTTTATGTTTATAAAATTGCATTTTGTCTTAAGAAGTGGATTTTCCGTTAGAATCCTCATTCAAATATTCCTCTATGTCTTTATTTATCTGTTTAGTTTTAACAAGTCCTGGTGGTATTACAGCAAATCTACATGCTCCGTCCATTTCTATTTCTTGATCTAAAATAGCACATGCATTTTCAGATTTATGTAACGCACAATTACCGCATTTTACGCCAATATCTTTTGTTGAGTTAGTAGAAGCGCCCTCATAACCAACCCAAATACCTTCGCCTTTATCTAAAGGACCAATTTTTTCAGCAAGAGAAAGCAATGCATTAGCTAATTCCTTTTCATCATCACTTAAACTATCGTAAAGACTTTTTCCAGCCCATTCAGCAGCTTTTTCACGCATAATTTTTGCAAACTTTTCTGGCCCTTCAATAGCCACGCCTTGTTTAATAGCTTGATTCTTTCCCTCTTTGCCAGTATAGCATTTGCCTTGATCGCCCCATTTCCAACCGTTTTTACCATTGTCGCTGCATTTTTTTAATGGCATAACAATCTCCTAACTATAAGTTTACAAATTTTTAAGAAATATTTTTCCTTAAAATTAGATTTCATCGCATTTACATCCTTGTGAACCCATTGAATATTTTCCTTAGTGTATCCTAAATCATTATCTATTCTATCCATAGAAGCAGTTCCTAAATGATAAATTTCTTTACCGTTTTTTCTGCATAAATATTTTAAATGAGTTATTTTTATTCCTGTGTAAATACATCTTCTATTTTGTTTTAGGAAAATATCCCAAGCTTCTTCTTTAGTTATATTAAATTCTATATTTCTTTTTTTTGCGTTTTTTTTAGCTAAAGCCCAATATTTACCAGATATTTCTCCGACTGTTGAATTATTATATGCTTTTCTAGACATAATACCCCTAGTATTAAATACACTATACTAGAGGATTATTTGCTTGTTTAAGTTGGACCTATTGGGT